ATGGCCGTGGAGAAGCGCTCGCCGCGATACGGGAAGAACAAGGGCAGGAAGATCAATTCGCGCTGGCGCGAAACCTTCATCGACACGCTGGCGCAGACATCCAATGTAACCCGATCCGCCAGGGCCGCGAAGGTCGAGCCATCGCAGGTCTATCGCACGCGCCGGGAAGAACCGCTGTTCTATGAGAAATGGCAGCAGGCCCTGTGCGAAGGCTACGACCACCTCGAACTCGAAATCCTCCGGCGCCTGCGCGAAGGCGACATGCTGGCCAGCGACGGGAACCGGTACGATTTCGGCAGCGCGCTGCGCATCCTGACCGCCCATCGCGAAAGCGTTGCCCGCATCAGGGCGCAGCGCAGCAACACCAGCGTTGCGGAGGTCCGCGCCTCGATCGACCGCAAGGTCGAGGAAGTGCGGCAGAGCGTGCTGGCACGCGAAGCGCAACAGGCCGCGACTGCCCGTGATGGCTGACGACGAGGACAGCCACGCCTGGCTCGCCCGCGCAAACGATGCCGACTGCCAGTCCATCGCCCGCAAGCTGACCGCAGCCGAACGGGACGAATGGAACTATCACTGGACGCGGCGCGCGCGCGACAGCCAGCGGGCACCTGCAGGAGACTGGCACTGCTGGCTGATCATGGCCGGGCGCGGCTTCGGCAAGACCCGCGCGGGTGCCGAGTGGGTGCTGTCGATTGCCGATGCGGATCCCGATGCGCGGATCGCGCTGATCGGGGCATCGCTGGGCGAGGTCCGCGCCGTCATGGTCGAGGGGGAAAGCGGCATACTGGCCTGCACCGCGCCGTGGCGGCGGCCCGATTTCGAACCCTCGCTGCATCGCATCCGCTTTCCCAACGGAGCGCTGGCGACGCTATATTCCGCCGCCGAGCCGGAGACCCTGCGCGGCCCGCAACACAGCCATGCCTGGTGCGACGAAATCGGCAAATGGCCCACCTCCAACGGGCGCGCCACGGCGTGCTGGGACAATCTGGTGCTCGGCCTGCGCCACGGGAAGGAGCAGCGGATCGTGGCGACCACTACGCCGCGCGCCGTGCCGCTGGTGCGCAGGCTGGTGCAGGAACAGGATCGTATCGCAATCACGCGGGGGAGCACTTACGACAATGCGGCGAACCTGCCGGGCATGTTCCTCGCCACCATGCGTCGGCAGTTCGCGGGCACCACGCTGGGGCGGCAGGAACTCGACGGCGTGCTGCTCGAGGATATCGAGGGCGCGCTGTGGAGCCGCTCGCTGCTGGAGCGATGCCGCGAGGATGCGAGCGGCGATCCGCCGGTGCGGGTGGTGGTCGGCGTCGATCCGCCCGCCAGCACGCAGGGCGATGCCTGCGGGATCGTAGTGTGCGGGCTGGACGGGAACGGCACGGCGCAGGTGCTGGCCGATCGCTCGGTCGAGCGGCCCAGCCCCGAGACATGGGCGCGCGCCGTGGCCGAAACCGCCCGCGAATGGACCGCCGACCGTGTGGTGGCCGAAGCCAATCAGGGCGGCGCGATGGTGGAAAGCGTGCTCCGCGCGGCGGATATCACGCTGCCGGTGAAGCTGGTCCATGCCAGCCGCGGCAAGGTGGCGCGGGCCGAACCGGTCGCCGCGCTCTACGAAGCCGGCCGCGTGCGGCACGCCGGGCTGTTCGCGAAGCTGGAAGACGAGATGTGCGGCCTGATGGCCGGTGGCGGCTACGAAGGGCCGGGTCGCTCACCCGACCGGGCCGATGCGCTGGTGTGGGCGCTTACGGAACTGATGCTGGGGAAGAGCGCGAGGCCGCGGGTGCGGGGACTGTGAGCAGGCAGCGACCCAAGTGAGCACTGCCCCGGAACAAGTCCGGGGTGACGATTAAATAACACGCCCTATCTTTCGTCGCCCCGGCCTCCGAGCCGGGGCCGGTGCTCCCCGCCGACAGCGCCCCTCTACCCCCGCCCGCGCAGCTTGCGGAGAAATGCGCGCCAGCGGGTGACGAAGCGGCGCTTGCCCTTCGCCCGGTCTTCCTTGCGCTTGAGCTGGCGGGCCATGTGTTCGTGTCGCACGGCACTTTCGCGGAGGCGGCGGGCGACGTCGGGATCGGCGTGCTCGGCGGCGAGGCGGCGCGCCTGTCGGGCCAGCTGGAGATAGTAGATCGCATCGCGCGGGGCGCCCGCATCCGGGGCGTCCTGGCCTTCGCCATCGAATCGGGGTCGCCGCGCCATAACCGCTCCTTGTGACCCATTGCGGCACCGCCCTCCATGGCGGCCGCGCAAATGTACCAAATCCGCACAATTCCGGGCCATTCCGGAGGATGATGCGGGCCTGCACCGGAGAATGCCATGTCTTTTCTCACCAGTCTCGTCTCCGCCTTCAAGGGCGGGGGCGGATCGCGCGTGCCTGTCTCGCGCGGGTTCGTCTCGCCCTGGGCGACTGCCTTCGATGGCGGTCCGTTGGGGCGGGCGCCCTTCGATTATGCGCGCGAGGTGGCGGAGGCCTATCTCGCCAATCCGGTGGCGCAGCGCGCCGTGCGGATCGTGGCGGAGGGGGTCGGCGGCGCGCCGCTGGCCTGCGCGGATGCGCGGCTGGCAAAGCTGCTCGCCGCTTCCTGCGGGTCGCAGCCGCTGCTCGAGGTGCTGGCGGCGCAACTGAGCCTGCATGGCAATGCCTATGTCCAGATCGTCAAGGATGGGGCGGGCCTGCCGGTCGAGCTGTATCCCTTGCGGCCCGAGCGGGTGCAGGTGGTGGCGGGTGAGGATGGTTGGCCGTCGGCCTATCGCTATATCCTCGCCGATCGCACGATCACCCTGCCGCTGGAGGATGAGGACGGGTGGCCGAATGTGATCCACCTCAAAGGCTTCCACCCGACCGACGATCATTACGGCGCAGGCTCGCTCGCCGCCGCCGCGCCCGCCGTGGCGATCCACAATGCGGCCAGCGAATGGAACCGCGCGCTGCTGGCCAATGCGGCGCGGCCGAGCGGGGCGCTGGTCTATGACGGGGGCGATGCGGGAGGCCTGACGGGCGAGCAGTTCGAGCGGCTCAAGGCCGAATTGCAGGGCGCCTTTCAGGGTCATGGCAATGCCGGGCGGCCAATGCTGCTCGAAGGCGGGCTCGACTGGAAGGCGATGAGCCTCAGCCCCGCCGACATGGATTTCGCCACGCTGAAGGCGGCCGCGGCCCGCGATATCGCGCTGGCTTTCGGGGTGCCGCCGATGCTGCTCGGCCTGCCGGGCGACAACACCTATGCCAATTACCGCGAGGCCAACCGCGCACTGTGGCGGCTGACCCTGCTGCCGCTCGCCGCGAAGATCCTGAACGGGCTGCATGCCGGGCTGGCGGACTGGTTTGCGGAAGGCCCGGCGGTCGATCTCGACCGCGTCCCCGCGCTGGCGGAGGATCGCGAGCGGTTGTGGACGCAGGTCAGCGACGCCGATTTCCTGAGCGGCGCGGAGAAGCGCGAAATGCTTGGGCTAGAAGGGCCATAGGGCAGGCATTTCACCGCGCCCTCGTTGCTGCGTGAAGCTGCATTCCCGCTCGTCGAAGTTCCACACCCCGCCACGGTCATGGCAGGAGTCGGAAGCGAAGAAACCGCTCCAGACGAGATAGGCAAAATACAATCCTCCGATGGCGAGGAAGACGAGCAGGAGCTTCGTGCAACCTCGGCGTCGCCCAAGTTCGGGTGTCGAATTCGCAGCATTCATACCATTCCAATAGCAAGGTTTTTCCCATGACCAGAGAAGATATGCTCGCGCGGCTGATCGCGCAGGCGAGCCATGAAGGCGGCGAGCTGATCACACTGCGCGCCATCGTCGAGGAAGCGAGCGAGCTGGGCGCGAACCGCGTGCTCGACCGGCTCGGCCTCGGCGATGCGAGCGCGCAGGACGATATCGACGAATTGCGCGAACTGCTCGGTGCCTGGCGCGATGCCAAGGCCTCCGCGTGGAAGGCGGCGGTGGACTGGGTAGTCAAGGGCGTGCTGGCTCTGCTGCTGGTCGGCATCGCGGTGCGGCTGGGGGTCGGGGAGCTGCTGTCGTGAATGGTCCCCCGGGCGCAATCCCGTTCCCCTCCCCTGGGGGAGGGGTCAGGGGTGGGGGCACCACGCCTGAAGTCGATGCCGTACACCCATCCCCAGCCCCTCCCTCGAGGGAGGGGGGAAGGAAGTTGCGCATCGCCGGCTATGCCGCGCTGTTCGACCGGCCCGACGGCGCGCACGATACGATCCTGCCGGGCGCCTTCGCGCGGACGCTGGCGGAGCGGCAAGAGCGCTACCCACTCTACTGGCAGCACCGGCCCGACCGGCGCATCGGCTGGGTCGAAACCGCGGGCGAGGATGCGCGCGGGCTGCGCATCATTGCCCAGATCGACAATCCGGATGGCCGCGCCGCCAGGCTGCTGCGCGAACGCGCGGTGAGCGGCCTCAGCTTCGGCTACCGCGCGCGGGCCTATCGCCACACGCCCGAGGGGCGCGAACTGGCCGAGATCGAGCTGTTCGAGGTCAGCGTGGTGACGCATCCCTTGCAGCCAGATGCTCGGGTGCATTTCACGAGCTGATCCCGAAACATTCGTTTCGCGCAGAGACCGCCGAGGAAGAAATACGCAGAGACGCGGAGATGCCGCTCTCGCGCCGCAGGCGCTGTTCGTCCCGTGCTCGCGGCTGGAGAAGCCGCTTCGCGGAATGGCGCGACACCTCCACATCTCTGCTCCCTCCGCGGCCTCTGCGTGAAACCAGCAACTCCCCAAAGAAAGGACAACCTATGGACACCACTACCCCGACCACCGACCCCGCCGAAGCGAGTTTCGATATCCTTGCCCGTCAGGACCGGACCGAAGCCGATGTCGCCGCGCTGCGCTCCGATGTCGACGAGGTGAAAGCCCGCGTCGAGCGGATCGGCCGCGCCGCCGCCCGACCCGCGCTATCCGCCACCGACGAAACCGCGCCCGAAGTGAAAGGCTTTGTCGACGGCTATCTGCGCCGTGGTTCGACGGCGGAGTTCAAGTCGATCAGCGGCACCGTGCCCGCCGACGGCGGCTATGCCGTGCCGCGCCAGATCGATGCGATGATCGCCCGCGAACTGACCGAAATCAGCCCGATCCGCGCCATTGCGCAAGTGGTGCAGACCGGCAGCGCGGGCTATCGCAAGCTCGTCACCACCGGCGGCACGGCCAGCGGCTGGGTCAGCGAAACGGCGGGCCGCCCCGAGACCGATACGCCGAACTTTGCCGAGATCGCCCCGCCGACGGGTGAGCTTTACGCCAATCCCGCAGCTTCGCAGGCCATGCTCGACGATGCCGGGTTCGACCTCGAAAACTGGCTGGCGAGCGAGATCGCGATGGAATTCGCCCGGGCGGAAGGCGCGGCCTTCGTGAACGGTAGCGGCGTGGACCAGCCCAAGGGCTTCCTCGCCGCGCCGACTTCTGCCGCAGCGGACGGCACGCGTGCCTTCGGCACAGTGCAATATCTCGGCAGCGGCGATGCGGCGGGGCTCGGCGCGGCGGCGGAGATCGCGCTGATCGACCTCGTCCACACGCTCAAGGCCGGGCACCGGCAGGGGGCCAGCTTCGTGATGAATTCCGCGACGCTGGCGGAAATCCGCAAGCTCAAGACCGCTGACGGCGCCTTCCTGTGGCAGCCGGGGCTGGTCGAGGGCCAGCCCGATCGCCTGCTCGGCTATCCGGTGGTCGAGGCGGAGGACATGCCCGATATCGCGGCGGGCACCTTCCCGATCGCCTTCGGCAATTTCCGCCACGGCTACCTGATCGCCGAACGGACCGCGACGCAGGTGCTGCGCGATCCGTTCACCAACAAGCCCTTCGTCCACTTCTACGCCACCAAGCGCGTCGGCGGGCAGGTGCTGGATAGCAATGCGATCAAGCTGCTGAAGATCGAAGTGTGATCCTGATCCACGCTTAGTGTTTCGCGCAGAGGACGCAGAGAAAATGCGCAGAGACGCAGAGATGTCGTTCCTGCGCCGCAGGCCATGCTCTTCATCCTGCCTGACCGGATAATAAAGCCGCTTCGCGGCACGGCGCATCATCTCTGCGGTCTCTGCTCCTCTGCGATCTCTGCGCGAAACCCAAATCGTCCCCTCGGGAGAGAATTTGCCCAGCTCCTGCGCTGTACTCTTCGGCGCTGGAGCACCCCTTGCCTGACAATCGGGATATCACTTCATGCCGACAGACCTCACCGGCCAGCCGCTCGACGCGCTCAAGCAATGGCTGGCGATCAGCACTGCGGGCGAGGATGCGCTGCTCCTCCGCCTGCTCGAAACCGCCTGGCAGATATGCCTGCGCTTCACCGGCGTCACCGCCTTGGAATGGACCGATCTCGACGAGGCATTGCGTCACGGGATCGTCCGTTTCGCCGCGCACCAGTATCGCGAGCGCGACGAGGGCACGGCGCAGCTGCCCGCCTCCATCGCCGCGCTGTGGCGGCCCTGGCGCATGGTGCGGCTGTGAGTTTCGCAACATTGGCCGAACGCCTGACGCGCCGTGCCGCCAGGCTCGCCTCTGCGCGGACCGAAAGCCGCCTGCGCGTCCGGCGCGATGGCAGCCAATGGCACCGCGCGGACCTGTTGTGGCCGCTCTTCACCAAGGGAACCGACTAGATGGAAACCGCCTTGCGCAGCGCGATCATCGCCTGGCTGCGCGCCGATCCCTTCCTTGCCGACATGGTCAATGCCATCGAGGAGGAAGGACCGGTCGCCGCCAGCCCGCCGAGCATCGCCATCGCCGCCAGCGCCAGCACCGACTGGTCGACCAAGACCGCGACGGGCCGCGAAGTCCGCCTTGCGCTCGAACTGGTCGGACGCGGCGACGATCCGGCCGAAACCGCCTTCCTCGCTACCCGCATCGAACAGCGCATCGCCACGCTGGCCCCGCAGCAAGGGGGCTTTCGCGTGGTCGTCACCCGCTTCCTGCGCAGCCGCGCGGAACGCCGCCGCCGCAATACGCGCGCGGTGCTGCTGGAATTCGCCTTCAAGCTGCTGGCGGACGGCTAATGCCTGACTTCGTTTCGCGCAGAGATCGCAGAGGAAGAAATACGCAGAGACGCAGAGATGGCGTTCTCGCGCAGCAGGCCATGATCTTCTTCCACTCACCGAGAGAAGAAAGCCGCTTCGCGGCATAGCGCGACATCTTTGCGTCTCTGCTCCCTCTGCACCTCTGCGCGAAACCCCCTGCCTCGTACCAATCGAAAGGACCCTCATAATGACAGCCCAGAAAGGTGCCGCCTTCCTCCTCAAGATCGGGGATGGCGGCGCGCCCGTAACCTATGAGACCGTCGCGGGGCTCCGCACCACGCAGATGACCGTCAATGGCGATACGGTGGTCGTCACCCACAAGGAGAGTGGCGGCTGGCGCGAGCTGCTGTCGGGCGCGGGGACGCGCTCGGTTTCGGTGTCCGCCAGCGGAATCTTCCTCGGCTCGGATGCCGAGACGGCGATCCGCAACCATGCGCTCGCCGGGACGCTCGACGAGTACGAGCTGAGCTTCGAGGATGGCGCGAAGATGCGCGGGCGGTTCCTCGTCCAGCGGCTCGACTATGCAGGCGATTTCAATGGCGAGCGGACCTATTCCGTGCAGCTCGAAAGCTCCGGCGCGGTGGTGCCCTCGTGACTCGGGAACAGGTCCGGGGTGACTCGAACTCGGTGAGAGGTGAGGCCATGCTGGAGATCGGTGGTCGGCCATATCTGTTGCGCCCCACCTTCGATGCGCTGGTCCGGGCTGAGGACGAACTCGGCCCGCTCTTCGCGCTGGTCGAGCGTGCGGGCGACGGCCAATTACGCCTGTCCGAAATAACCGCGCTGTTCTGGCACTGCCTTGCCGAGCGCGGTGCGTTGACACGCGAGGCGGTGGGCGAAGCGGTATTGGCACAAGGCCTCGCCCCCTCGGCCAAGCCGCTACGGACGCTGCTAAGCGAAATCCTGAAGGGACAGTCGTGACCATTCCACCAACGCAATCCCCCTCCCCGCGGGGAGGGGTCAGGGGTGGGGGTTCGACCTATTCGGCAAGCGCCGCACACCCACCTCCAGCCCCTCCCTCAAGGGAGGGGAGACATTGAGCGGCACCTTCGCAGGCGGCGCGTTGCGGCTGGCCGCGCTCGCTGCTGCCTATTTGCAGTGGACGCCGGGCACCTTCTGGAACGCAACGCCGTCCGAACTCGCCGCCTGCCTCGCCCCGCCGCTGCCCGCCGACACCCCGCCCACCCGCGCCGAAATCGCGGCACTGATCGAAAGGGATGCAAATGGATGACGATATCGACGAACTGATCGTTTCGGTCCGCGCCGACACACAGGCCTTCGGCGCAGACATGCGGGCGATGCGCAGCGCGTTCGACACGACCCTGCTCGACGGGTTCGACCGCGCGGGCAAGGTGCTTGAACACGGGCTACTATCGGCGATCCGCAAGGGGAGCCTCGGCTTTGACGATCTCAAGCGGATTGCCTCAAGCGTGCTCGACCAGATCGCGGCGCAGGCCTTGCAACTGGGGCTGGACAAGCTGTTCGGCGGGGGAGGCGGCGGCGACCTCGGCGGACTACTCGGCGGCGCGGTCGGCGCATTGTTCGGCCTGCCCGGCCGCGCGACGGGCGGGATCGTATCGCCCGAGCGCCCCTATCTCGTCGGCGAGCGAGGGCCGGAACTGTTCGTGCCGACCAGCGCCGGGCGCGTGGAAGCGAATCCGAACGGTGCGCCCGCGCGGGAAGTCCGGGTGGCGATCAATCTCGCCACACCGCGCGGCACCAGCGCGCCCGTCGCCCTGCAACGCAGCTCGCGCCAGCTGGCGAGCGCTGTGCGGCGGGTGTTGACGCAATAAATCCTCCCCCGCCGGGGGAGGGGAACCGCGAGGCGCGTAGCAGCTCGGGGTGGAGGGGCACCCACGGGTGTTCCGAACCTTCGATGGTGCCCCTCCACCACCTTGCGGTGGTCCCCCTCCCCAATCCGGGGAGGATTACAGGAGAATTCACATGCCCTTCTGGCTTGCCCGCGAGAGGCGGGGGCAGCATTCCGATCATATCCAGCGCTTCGATCCGCGCTTCTGGACCATCAACTTCCCGCGCCCGATGATGGCGAGCGTCGTCGCCACCGCGCCCGACGCCTTGCGGGTGGATTGCACCTTTCATCACAAGGGCGAACTCGCCGGACTGATCTGGGAGAGCGAGGATAGGCTCGACCACCCGCTGATGGCTTATGAAACGCAGCGCGATTACGCGCATTGCGTGTTGCGCTTCCGCTGGCGCAGTTCAGGCGTGTTGGCGCTCGACGTGCCACACGGGCCGACGCTGACGATCGAGGGGCGCGACGCGGCGGGCAATGAGCGCGCCTGGTATGTCCGGCTGTGGAACTATGCCAGCGGATCGCCGACCGATGCGCAGGTCGAACTGCGCTTTTCCGAGCTGCAATCGGGCTATGGCCTGGCCGACGGAGCGGTCCACCCCGCCGATATCGACCGCATGTTCATCAGCATCGTGCCGCAGGGCTATGTCGAGGGCAGCACGGAATTGCTCCCCTCGCGCGTCGATGGCTGGGCCGAGATGTCCGATATCCAATGCGAGGGCGAGCGCGCCATGTTGGCAATCGGCGATGTGCTGATCCCCGTGCATGGCGAGCAGATCGCCACCGCCTATGACGATTGCTTCAACCAGACCCCGGCGCGGCTGCTGCGCTGTGTCGAGGGGCTCGGCTATCGCAGGCGGATCGTCCACTATGTCGGGATGAGCCATTATTTCCGGCTCGAACCGCTGGGCGGCGGGCATTATGTCAGCCTGGCGGGCGGCGTGCTGAACGAGCCTTGCGCGGCATGGCACCGGTCCTTTGCCACCGAAGCGAAGCGGCGCGGTTTCGACGTGATCTGGTCGCTCTCCTACGAGTTGTTCGACGCGCATTGCTGGAACGACTGGAAGCAGCGCGCGCATGACGGATCGTCCGCGCTGACCGGCTGGGAACCGCCCTCCACTCTCCTGTCGCCCGCGCATGGCGGGGCGATGGGCTATCTGCGGCAGGTCGCCGCCGCCTTCGTCGGCATTGCACAAGGTGCAGGCCTGCCGGTGCTGTTCCAGATCGGCGAGCCCTGGTGGTGGGTCCAGCCCGCCAGCGGCGCGCCCTGTCTCCACGATGCGGCGGCACAGGCGGCGCTGGGCGGAGCGCCCGCGGTGATCGCGGATATGCGCGCACCGCTCGATCAGGCACAGCGCGATGTGCTGGACGCGGCGGGCGCCCTGCTCGCCCAGTCGACCGCCGCGCTCGCACAATCCGTCCGCGATGCTGCGGGCGGCGAGGCCGAAGTACTACTGCTGGCCTTCACGCCGACCGTGCTCGACCCGGACATGCCCGAACTCTACCGCGCGAACCTGCCGCTGGGCTGGGCCTGGCCAGCCTTCGACCGGTTGCAGCTGGAAGATTACGACTGGCTGACGGCAGGCGCCGACGCGGCGCGGCGCAAGGGCGTGGAATTCGTCGCGGACCGGCTCGGCTATCCGCTTGAGCGGCAGGATTACATGGCAGGCTTCGTGCTGCTGCCCGAAGACGCCGACACCTACTGGCCGCGGATCGACGCGGCGCTCGACGAAGCGCGTGGACGCGGCGTGACACAGCGTTTCGTCTGGGCGCTGCCGCAGGTCGCGCGCGACGGATACACCCGCTTACCTTCGAAGGAGGATGAAATGCAGCCATTCGACGATGTCGCTTTTCCGCTGGCGCTGGGCCGCGATGCGGCGGTCAGTCCCGAATTCTCCACCTCGGTCGCGGTCACCACCTCAGGTTACGAGCATCGCAATGCGCTGTGGTCCGATGCGCGGATGCGTTACGATGTCGGCCCGGGCATCCGCTCGGAAGCGGAACTCGGCACGCTGATCGGTTTCTTCCGCGCGCGTTATGGCCCGGCGCGGGGATTTCGCCTGCGCGATCCGTTCGATTGCAGCTCGAACGGCATGACCGGGACGCCCGCCGCAACCGACCAGCCGATGGGTACGGGCGATGGCCTCGCCACCCGCTTCCGTCTGGTCAAGAACTATGGCGAGCAGGAGCGGGCGATCACGCGGCCCGACATTGCCAGCATTCGCATCGCGATTGACGGCGTGGAGACCGCCGGATGGACTTACGAGGTGGGCGGCTGGATCGTCTTCGAGGCCGCCCCTGCCGAGGGCGCGCAGATAACGGCGGGCTTCCTGTTCGACGTACCGGTGCGCTTTGCCGAGGACCGCCTCGACGTCAGCGGCCTGTCCTTCGCGGCGGGCGAAGCGCCCTCGGTCCCGTTGATCGAAATCCGCGAGGCCGCATGAGCCGGGTCTTCTTCGCATCTGAACTCGACACGGCTGCGGCCTGGTGGCGCATCCACCGCGCCGATGGGGTGACGCTGGGCTTCACCACGCATGACCGCGACCTGTGGTTCGACGGCATTCTCCACCGCGCCGCGCCCGGCATGCTGCCCTCCGCCATCCGCCGCACATCGGGCTTCGAAGACGATCCGGGCGATGTCGAAGGCGCGCTGAGCCATGGCAGCTTGACTGAGGAGGATCTGACCGCTGGACGGTTCGATTCCGCCCTTGTCGAGAGCGGTATCGTCGACTGGGACACGCTCGAAAGCGCCTCGCTCCATGCGGGCTCGATCACCGGCGTCCGGCGCGAAGGGAGCGGTTTCAGAGCCGAACTGGCATCGGCCAAGGCCCAGCTGGCACACGGCCCGATCCCGCTCACCGGCCCCTCCTGCCGCGCGCGCTTCTGCGGGCCGGGCTGCGGGCTGAACCCGGTGGCTTTCGAGACGCGCGCTACCGTAACGGCGGTGGACGCGGACGCGAATAGCGTGACGCTCGATATCGCCGATGCGTCCGCCTATCGCTACGGCACGCTACGCTGGCTGGACGGACCTACGACCGACCTTTCCACGCGCATCGTCGAAGCGGATGGCAGCGTGCTGACGCTGGCCGACAGGATCCACTTCGCATGGGTCGCGGACCAGCGCGTGCGCCTGCGTGAAGGCTGCGACCGGACCATCGCCGCCTGCACTGCGCGCTTCGGCAATGCGATCAATTTCCGCGGCGAACCCTTCCTGCCGGGCAACGATATGCTCGCCCAGTACCCGGTCCCGCGATGAGCGCGCCCGGCGATGCCGTCGCCCATGCGGCGGAGGCGCTGATCGGCACACGTTTCCGCCTGCATGGCCGGGACCGCGAGACGGGTCTCGACTGCATCGGCCTTGTCGGCACCGCGCTCACCGATTGCGGCCGTGAGGTGCGCTATCCGCAAGGATACCGCCTGCGTAACGCCGATATCGCGCGCTGGCTCGACTTTGCCGAAGCGAACCGGCTGCGCGCCTGCACCGGCCCGATCAGGCGCGGCGATATCCTGCTCACCCGGCCCGGGCCCGCCCAACACCACCTTCTCGTCGCGCTCGGCGGCGACCGTTTCGTCCATGCCCATGCCGGGCTGCGGCGCGTCGTCCGCCAGCACCTCCCCCTTGTCGAGCCGCCGCTGATGCACTGGCGGCTCGACCCGATCCCGGAGCAGTCATGGCAACCTTAGTTCTCGGCGCGGTCGGAACGCTGGTCGGCGGTCCGCTGGGCGGCGCCATCGGCGCGACGCTCGGCCGCAGCCTCGATGCGTCGATCATCGGCTCATCGCGCCGCGAAGGCCCGCGGCTGAAGGAGCTTGCGGTCAGCACGTCGAGTTACGGCCAGCCGATCCCCGCGCTTTACGGCAAGGTGCGCGTGCCCGGCACGATCGTCTGGGCGACCGACCTCCAGGAGCATCGCGAAAGCAGCGGCGGCGGCAAGGGCAGGCCGAAAACGACGAGCTATAGCTATTCGGTCTCGCTCGCCGTGGCGCTGTCGAGCCGTCCGATCGACGGCGTGGGCCGGATCTGGGCCGATGGCAATCTGCTGCGCGGCACGGCGGGCGATCTCAAGACCGGCGGGACGCTGCGTATCCATACCGGCCATGCGGACCAGCAGGCGGACCCGCTGATGGCGGCCAGTATCGGGACGCAATGCCCCGCCCATCGCGGCTGCGCCTATGCCGTATTCGAGGATCTGGCGCTGGAGGATTTCGGCAATCGCATTCCCGCGATCAGCTTCGAAGTGTTTGCGGGCTCCGCCGCGACCCTTGTCGACGAGATGGCGCGGCAGGCGGGAGTTGGCAGCGGCGACGCCGATTTTCCGGAGCTGGAGGGCTTCGTCCATGAAGGCGGCAGTCCGGCGGCGCTGCTGGCGCAGCTCGACAGGCTGAGGCCACTCGACTCCGTGACTCGCAACGGACAGATCGTCATCGAGGGCGGCGAGCGGCACACCGGTGAAATTCCCGTCCTGCCGCCACCCGCGGCATGGGATGAAGGCGATTTCGGGCGCCAGAATGGTACGGCACTGGCGCGCAGTTCGTCCCCGGACAGAGTATTGTCGGCGCTGCGCTATTACGATCCTTCGCGCGACTACCAGCCCGGTCTGCAGCGATCCGCTGGCGTGGAGGCTGGCGCGTCGGGCGAAGTGCTCGAACTTCCCGGCGTGTTTCAGGCTTCGGCGGCGCGCACCCTGCTCTCGCAAGCCGTAAATCGCGAGCGGCAGCGCAGCGAAACGCTGTGGTGGCGCACGCGTGAACTCGACCCGGCTTTGGGCCCGGGCGATATCGTGCGTGCACCGGGCCATGCGGGGCTGTGGCGGATCGCGGCGTGGGAATGGCGCGAGCGCGGCATCGAACTCGAACTGGCTCGCCATGTCGCGCCGAGGATGGCCAGCCCGCCCGCCGATGGCGGCATGGCCTGGTCGCCGCCGGACCGGCTCGCGGTCGAGAGCCTGCTGCGCGTATTCGAACTGCCATGGGACGGCACCGGATCGCCCGGCACACCGCAACGCTATGCCGCGGTCGGTGCACCGACCGGGCGCTGGTCGGGCGCAGCGCTTTATCGCGAAACCGGTGGTGCGCTCGTCCCGATGGGTACCACCGGACCGGTCCGCGCCGTCGGCGGGAAATTGGCCGAGGCGGTGGACGCCAGCTCCGGATTGCGGTTCGAAGCATCGGCCCGTCTGCGGGTCGCGCTCGACGACCATGATGCCGGGCTCGAGCCCGCCACGCTCGATGCGATCGCCCGCGGCGCCAACCGCCTGCTGGTCGGAGGCGAGATTATCCAGTTCGTGCAATGCGAGGCCGAAGGCAACGGCATCTGGCTCCTCACCGGGCTCCTGCGCGGGCGTGGCGGGACCGAGATCGAGGCGCTGGCAGGCCATGCCGAGGGCACGCCGGTCACGCTTCTCGACGACCGCCTGATCGCTCTGGCGGCGGAGAACGATCCGGGCGGTACGGAGCGTATCGCCACTATCGGCCAAGCCGATGACGATCCGGTTCTGGCGACGATCGAGAATAGCGGGCGGACGCGTCGCCCGCTCCTGCCGGTGCAGCCCCGGAGCGAAACCGACCCGGACGGCAGTCTGGTGCTGCGCTGGACCCGCCGTGCACGCGGCGGCTGGGCCTGGCTCGATGAAGTCGGGCAACCGCTCGTGGAGCAGGCCGAACTCTATGAAGTGGGGCTTGGCGATCCGGATCAGCCTGCCCGGCTATGGACCACGGCGGAGTCCTGCCTCCAGCTCACGGCGTCGGAATTGGCCCCGCTGGCCTCGCTCCATCCCGGTGCGCCTTTGTGGGTGCGCCAGAGAGGCAGCTTCGCAGTATCGCCGCCGCTCCACCTCACCACCCTTCAACCTTCCAGCTGACAGGATCCTGCCATGACACAACCCGTCACTTTCGATACGACCACGGCGCGCCATTCGCTTGCCATGCTGGCCGCGGGCCAGGCGCAACGCGAATTCTTCGTCAACGAGGCATTCGCCCGGATCGATGCGCTGCTGCACCCCGCCATCGAAGGAGAGGCGGACACGGCTCCCACCGAACCGATGCCGGGCGAATGCTGGCTCGTCGCGAACCCGGCGAGCGCCGAATGGCAGGGCCGCGAGGGATCGCTGGCGAGCTGGGACGGCAACCAGTGGACCTATTGCGCTCCGGTCGACGGAATGCATGTCTTCGACCGGTCAAGAAATTGTCGCATTTCCTATCTGGCAGGCTGGACCCCTGCCGCACGGCCCGACCTGCCGGCTGGCGGTTCCATTATCGACATCGAGGCGAGAGCGGCCATTGCTGCGATTGTCGACATGCTTGCAACACTTGCGATTTTTCCGCCGGAATGACGGGAACCCCATCGGGACTATGTAGTTCGCCAAATACGGAAAGGGTCCAATTCCCGGAACTCATTCGTACAATGCGGGGACGCGGCATTAATGCAACAGTTCCCATCGATTGTTTGCTTGCCACCTAGGGGCTTGAAAGTTAGATATGTTCTACTCGGTGGCTCCAATTCGCTAAAAGGGGAAACTATAATGCGGAAATTCGTCATAGGAATGGCGATGGCCTCTACGGCCCTTGCATCGCCGGCCTTGGCCAAGGATGACAGCTGGTATATCGGTGCCGAATTCGGTGCGATGGTTGTCGAAGATAGTGCTTTCGACGTCAACAGCGGTACTGACACGACCGAAGTGAACTACGATTACGGGTTCGATGGCGGTGGTTATGTCGGCTACGACTTCGGTGGTTTCCGTCTGGAAGCCGAAGTTAGCTATCGTCAGGCCGATCTGGATTCCGTCGAGGCGAACGCTACAGGCTTGCCATATGGTGGCGGAACCGTTGCTCCGGCTGGCTTGTATACCGTCGGCGGTGACGTGAGTTCACTTTCGTTCATGCTCAATGGCCTGCTGGACTTCGGTCCCGACGATGGCCTTCAGGGCTATGTAGGTGGCGGTGTCGGTGTCGCACGCACGAGCATCGAGATCACGCCCTACTCGAACTTCGCTTCCACACTGGACGATTCGGATAGTGGCCTTGCCTGGCAGGCTCTCGCAGGTGTTCGCGCTCCGCTGACGGATAATATCGATGTCGGCCTGCGCTACCGCTTCTTCAAGGCGACAGAGCTTGAGTTGGTAGATATCGCCGGCAACACCTACGAGGATTCGTTCACCAGCCACTCGCTGATGGGTACGCTCGAATACAACTTCGGGGCTCCGCCGCCGCCGCCTCCTCCTCCGCCGCCGCCTCCCCCGCCTCCGCCTCCGCCTCCGCCCCCGCCGCCTCCGGCGCCGGTCTGCGAGACGGGTCCGTACATCGTCTTCTTCAACTGGGACAAATCGGACATCACTCCGGAAGCAGCGACCATCCTCGACAACGCAGTCTCGGCCTATGCCAACTGCGGTACGGCT